TCTCCTGCTTTTGAGAAGGTCGGCTTTTGCAGTTCGGCTTCGACATCAAAATCGTCATCCTTTACCTCGGTGTCCTTGCCAAACAAGTCCGACAGTTCCTTTTCATCAAAACCCGTAAGGCCGAGGTCGAAGCCAAGCCCCTCGAGTTCTTCCAACTCTATCTTCAGAAGTTCCTCGTCCCATCCGGCGTCAAGCGCCATCCGGTTGTCGGCGAGAATATATGCCTTCTTCTGCGCATCGGTGAGATGGTCGACATAGACACACGGCACTTCGGTGATGCCTTCCTCCATAGCCGCCTGGATTCTGCCGTGTCCGGCTATGACTCCATAGCTGCGATCAATGAGGACGGGGTTCACGAAGCCGAACTCCCGTAAAGAAGAGCGGAGCTTTTTTATCTGCTCCGCCGAGTGTGTTCTCGCATTATTCTGATAAGGCACCAGTTTGGAGATGGGTATGAGCTGCATCTCAGTCGTTGTCTTGTTCATGCTTTTTCACCGCCTCCCGGAGTTCCTGTGAACAATGGTTCCACTCCCATCTCTCAAAGCCGCCGAAGTGACCGTAGGTCGAGGTTGCGGAATAATTTGTATCTTTCAGTTTCAGGAATTCTATAATTGCCGCCGGCCGGAAGTTGAATGTATCAATGATGGCGTTTCTGATTGCAGTATCGGAGTATCTGCCTGTGCCGAAAGTATCTACCTGAACGGCGACAGGGTCAGCTTTGCCGATGGCATAGGAAACAGCAACCTGGCACTTATTCGCGAATCCGTTCTGCACGACGGACACAGCAGCGCATCTTGCCATATATGCCGCTGAACGGTCGACCTTGGTGGGGTCTTTGCCGGAAAACGCACCTCCGCCATGCGCACCTTCACCGCCGTAGGTATCCACGATGATTTTCCTGCCGGTCAGACCTGTGTCCGCGGTGGGACCGCCCTTAACAAATCTGCCGGATGGATTGACGAGGATTTCCGTATCATTATCAAAAGGAAAATTCTCAAACACAGGCCACAGGACATTGGCGATGATTTCACTTCGGAGAGTATCGAGATCTTTATCCTTGGAATGCTGAACGGAAACCACGATGGTCTTAACACGCACGGGTTTTCCATTCTCATACTGAACGGTCACTTGCGCCTTGCCGTCGGAGAAGATGCCCTTGATAGTTCCGTCCGAGCGAACTTTGTCGAGCCGTTTGCATATCTGATGGGCAAGTTCCAGTGGAAGAGGAATAAGGCTTTTTGTCTCGTTGGTGGCATAGCCGTAAACCGTACCCTGGTCTCCGGCGCCGATGGTGGAATACCATGAGGTATCTCCGTTCCTTGATTCAAGAGCCCTGGACACGCCGCCGTCAATGTCCTCGGACTGTTTATGTACAAATACATAAACCAGGTAGTATAGCGGATTGTATCCGGCTTTTCGTAGCGCCTGCCGAGTGATAAACCGGATATCCACACGCTTTGAGCAGGTGATTTCTCCCGCTACGATAATTTTATGTCCCGTTGCCATGACCTCGCAGGCTATACGGGAGGATTTGTCGAGCCGCAGACACTCGTCCAGAATGCTGTCGGCAATAAGGTCACACAGTTTATCCGGGTGACCGATGCATACACTTTCGCAGGTTTTATATATGGTCATGTTAAAACCCCTTTCTCTGATGAAGCAGTCGTTCCAAATCATCATTAGGGTTTGCGCCGCTGAAATCCACGGTACAATTCTCCTTGACGATTTGCATGATGGCATCCCACTGACGGGCTGCCTGGTTCATATAGTTGATTCCGATGTTTATAAACGGAGAAGCAATCGGCTTTCCGGTTGTCGGATGTTTTGAAAGAAAACCGAGTTCATTGGTCATCTCCTCGCATTGAAGCCATCGCGCCACGCACATAGCGTAACGCTCTATTGTCTGGGGAGATACATAAGATGCACAACCAATATTGTTTAGCCACTGCCATGTTTCTTCATATAACTCCTTCGCGCGCAGTTCAGTACCGTCGCGCTGTTTTGCCGAGAGTATGTCCTTCGGTTTCGGCATCGCCGCCCCCTCAACATCGGGAATATCCAGAACAGTCAGTTTTCTGCCGCCAGGATTTCCGTTCAAGGCTTTTTCAGTCACAGCCTTTTTCTTGCGTCCGGCACCGGTTCTTTTTCCACCTCGTCCACCGGTGTTATTCGATTTTGTCGGCATTTTTTCACCGCCTTCCATATCACCCTTTTGATTTCGCTTTTTATTCACACGTGACCCCAGGCCGCTGTCAGCTTAAATAGATTGTGGAGATTTTGATACCCCCACCGGGTGCTCAGTCGTCAAAACTGTGCGGCTTTCGGGTTCCAAGTTCGCCATGCGCCTTCATGTGGCATGAACGGCACAGAGACACAAGGTTAGACCTCTCGTGTGTTCCGCCGTCCGATAGAGGGACACGGTGATGGACTTCCTCCGCCGGACGGTAGACGCCTTGCTTCAAGCACTCCTCGCACAACGGAGACTCTCGGATTTTTCTGTCCCTGATCCGTTTCCATGCGCGTCCGTATACATTTTTTTCGTTAGGTCGCTGGTACCGGTTGTAGAAATGTTCGGCTTCCGTTTTGTGCTCCGGGCAGTAAGTTTCACCGTCCCCGGCAAGGTTGGGGCANNNGCACTAAATTCACCTCCGTTTCTGCGCATAAGAAAAGCCCCACGGGGCTGCACCCATGAGGCTCATCTTATTCTACTTTGCTATTTTAATGATACCACAGGTCAATAGTGCCATTCCGCGACAAAACGTGCCAACTTTCAATTTGGAACAATAAAATTCTGAAGAGCCGATCCATGTATACGATGCACTGTCCGGAGTGATACATTCAGCATCCGCGCAATCTCTTCCCAAGTGAAATCATCAAGGTAGCGGTAACGGAGTAATAGCTGTTCATCCCGACTTGCAAGCATATCGATTGACGTGTTGATTTCCTCCTTAAGCCGTATAAGGTACGCGACCTTTTCTTCCACATCCCTCTGGATCATGTCTATCTTCTCAATGCATTTCACGAACGGTGCTTCTGTCGGACGGTTCGGATTGTAATGCTGTTCAAAGCTGCAGCTTGAGACGCTTTTCGATAAATCCCTCCAGTAGTCAATCTCACGCAGCCGGCAGTTGATGAGTGCGTCCAAGCGCCGTGCTTGGTTCAAATATCCCTTTGCAGTCATGCGTCCACCTCCATGCACAGGGAGCGGATCAGCATCTCGCCATCAACACTCGTAAGCACCTTGAACCATTGCGAACGGAAGAATCTATCTATCTCGTCCTTATCTGCTCGTGCAGTCCTGTTTTTTGGATTTGCCTTCAGACATTTCAGAGCCATACGATAGTCCTTCACAGCTTGTAAAATTATAGCATTCGCGAAGTTCTCGTAGTTTGTGATTTCGCTCATATGCGATACCTCCTAATATCGAAAATAGGCATCGTTGCATTGGAGCGATGTATCTTTGTATCAGAGCGGGAAACCGTCTACTGCGGTTCGCACCTCGTCTACCGAACGCACCACCAACGCAGTGCCGCCAGCCGCGAGGATTTTACGGATAGTCGCATCTTGGAGCTTCGTGGGCTTTTCACCCTCGGTTTTTACCTCAAAACCGAAAAACCGTCCGTTAATGCAGGCAATAATATCGGGAATGCCAGCTGTCCCGTACATACCGCCATGCTCTTTCCAGCAAAAGCATCCCGGAACGGTCTTAAGGTATTTCATTATTGCTTTTACAATGTCTGCTTCTTTCATCTGTTTTCACACCTCCATGTTTTCAACGTTGGAACATAAGGAACACGAGAAATCCCATTTTCATATATTTTTTTACGATAAAAATCGGTGTATATAAAATTGGTAAAATATATATAGAGATAGGATTTTGGTGTTCCGATGTGTTTTCGTGTTCCGGCGATGCTCGTGATAAACGCCGCCGGACAACGTTATCCAAGGACCTCGCCGAGCCGTATCCCGGATAAAATACGCCGTTTCGCAATGCGGTCGATATCCCGCGTCACATCGGGGAACGCCGCCGTAATCTGCTGTACGAAATTTTTCTGTGAGTACGGTTTCAGCCCACATTCCTCGCAGTATCCCTTGTAAGCATTGAACAGCTCCGTGGACCCGGCGCTATATTCAGCGCCCAGTTCGCAATAATCCTTCACAAACGACAGCACGGAATCCGACTCCTCACGGTACTGCTGAAGCTCTGCCATGTTTACCTGGGTCTCGGAGAACACATAGTGATTGTTCATCAATCTGCGAAGTCCCTCTAAAGCAAACAGAAAAATGCCATCCGCCTCCATACGGAACTTCTCCAGCAGTTCGGGATC